ATCTGGCCCGCAGGTTGAGGTTAATCTGGAGCGTATTCCTCCGAATGAGGATATTACCCAGATGCACCCATGGAAGATTTGGCAGGTGCTTAACGATCCGCTAGGTAGCTCTGCTCCAGCGGTTAGGTTCAACCAGCCAAATGATAATGCCAATACGCTTATGGCTGTTTATGAACGGTTTAGTCGTTTGGCTGATGACCATTCTGGCATCCCCTCTTACATCTATGGAGATGTGGATGTTAGAGGTGCGGGCCGTACGGCCTCTGGCCTGTCAATGCTGATGGGGTCGGCGGGTAAGGGTATCCGCCAAGTCGTTATGCACATTGATAGTGATATCATCATGCCGATTGTAGAACGGCAATTTATCTACAATATGCGGTACGATGAGGACGAGTCGATTAAGGGCGATGCCGAGATCATCCCGCGTGGCGCAGTTAATCTGGCGGTTAAAGAGACGGTTAATCTGCGGCGAGTTGAGTTCCTCAACGCCACTGCAAATGAGATGGATATGCAGATTATGGGTCCGGGCGGTCGTGCTGCGATCCTTCGGGAGATTGCTAAAGGTCTGCAGATGCCGGTTGATGAGATTATCCCGTCTCGTGAAAAGCTATCCTACGTTGGTAGAGTTCAGGCGATGCAAGCTGCACAGCAGCAACCGCAACCTGCCGTACTCGACCAAGCGGGGAATGCTGCTGGCGGCATGAGCGCTGCCACGGCAAGACCACAAGGCGGCTAGGATGGTTCGTCCGCCACCTGAGATTATCCAGATGTGGGCAAGCCTGTCCCGCCATAATCCGCATCTAGTCGAATGGCTAGAAGAGTGGAGGAAGCGGGAACTGGACCAACTCCCATATGTGGCCGGAGCGAATGTCATGCTCGCTCAGGGTCGCTGTCAGGTGTTGACAGAGATATATAAACTTGTGCATGATGCCCCTGAATTATCAGCAGAACTTCGGAAGAAGTAGCTGGTGATGCCGCGCACACCGAGAGGAGCGTTCTAATGGCTGTACCTGAGCAGATTCGTAAACAGTCTGAGGCTATTGCAAAGCACTACGAGAATGCACAGACCGACGTTGAAACCGTTGAAAAACAGGAAGATACGGGTCAAGCTATCGAAGTAGCTGCGCGAGCCGACAGTGTTATAGAGCCTGCACCTGAGTCCGTCCCTAACGAGCAAAGGAATACGGACACTAAGGAAGAAGAGACCTTTGAGCGTCGATATAAAACGCTTCAGGGTATGTACAACGCTGATACATCCCGGCTTCGGGCTGAGAATCAGCAGTTGAACGGTAGACTCACGCAACTGGAACAGTTGCTTTCGTCGCTTTCTACGGCACCCGCTCAGACGGCGGATATTGTAGACAAGCTGGTGACTGATAAAGACGTTGAGGAATACGGCGATTCTCTTGAGGTTATGCGGCGCGTAGCCAAAGAAGAACGCGCTGCAGCAGATCGGAAGATCGCTGAACTGGAGCAGATGCTTAAGCAGATGCAGACCAGTGTGTTGCCGAAGGTCGAACAAGTCGCCCATAAGCAAGCTGTATCAGCGGAACAGGCTTTCTGGTCAGACCTTTCTATGAGAGTCCCTGATTGGAAAGAGATTAACGCTGACTCCAAGTTTCTTGATTGGCTTATGGAAGTAGACCCACTGACCGGTTTATCTCGTCAGACCTACCTCGAAGACGCCCAGCGAAACATGGATGTAAACAGAGTTGTGAGTTTCTTTTCCACTTGGCAGGGAATCAATGGCCAATCTGTTGCTCAACCAACTCGGAACGCAGTGGCGTCCCAGCTTGATAAACAGGTTGCTCCCGGTAGGGGCCGCAGTAGCGGCGCACCGACTATAGAGCAGTCTAAAATGTATTCACCGAAGGATATCCAAAAGTTCTTCGATGATGTACGCAAAGGTGTTTATCGGGGGAAGGAAGCCGAACGCGACCGAATCGAACGCGATATCTTCGCTGCACAGCGCGAGAATCGCATTGTCGCCAATGGCTAATGGAGTTAAATAATGTCTTATCCTGTCTCTCCGGGCCGTCCGAATTATTCGGGGAACTTCATCCCCGAGATTTGGTCGGGTAAACTGATCGAAAATTTCTACGATGCGACGGTCCTTGCGGCCATCGCCAATACTGACTACGAAGGCGAAATCAAGGGTCAGGGCGATACGGTTAATATCCGTACGATCCCGAACATCACGATCCGCGATTACGTCAAGGGTCAGAGCCTCGTGGTTGAGAACCCCGACAAGCCGAAGGTCCAGCTTCTCATCGACAAGGGCGAGTACTTCGCCTGCGTTGAAGACGATATTGACCGCGTTCAGGCTGACGTTAAGCTGATGGATATGTGGTCTAAAGATGCTTCCGAGCAGATGAAGATCAAGATCGACCAGCGTGTTCTGACTGATATGCTGACGGATATCTCCGCCGACAATCAGGGCGCGACTGCCGGTGCTAAGTCGGCTGCGTTCAACCTCGGCACGACCGGTTCGCCGCTGACGGTTACGAAAGACGGCTCTGGCGGCACCACCTCGGTGATCGACCTTGTCGTTGACCTCGGCACCGTCCTCGACGAGGCCAATGTTCCTGAGCAGGATCGTTATCTGGTCATCCCCGCCCGTATGGCTGGTTTGATTAAGAAGTCGGAACTGAAGGATGCTTCGCTCACGGGCGATTCGACTTCTCCGATTCGCAACGGTCGCCTTGGCATGATTGATCGCTTCACGCTCTACGTGTCGCACAATCTGAAGCTCAGCAGCGGTAAGACCAACATCATCGCTGGTCATAAGATGGGCTTCACCTTTGCGTCACAGATGACCGAGATGGAGACCATTCGCTCGGAGACGACGTTTGGTGACATCATCCGTGGCCTGCAGGTCTACGGCTATAAAGTGGTCAAGCCGGAAGCGCTTTCGACCGCCGTTGTTCAGTTCTCGTAAGGAGGAAGATAAATGACTGCTTATACGGACTCCTACGGGTTCAATAAAGGTACTGCGGAATTTCCTGCTTACGGCGGCAACCGCATTTCCTACGTCGAAGTCGTTCTTGACTTTGCCAAGATCGTTGCGGCGCGCTCTGCGGCTGGCGTTACGGCGCTTGCTGCGACGGATACGCTTCAGGTCATCCAGCTTCCGGCCAACGCTGTTGTCCTCCATGCTGGGTTTGAAGTCACGACGGTCGAATCGACGAACACGACGGCTACCTTTGACTTTGGTTTCACGGGCGCTTCGCCTGCTGCGGCCAATGTTTTTGGTAACGATATTGCGTCGAACGCACTCGCTTGGTCATGGGCTGCTGGTAATGGTTTGGCGAATCCGGTTATTATCGGTACGTCAAACGATACCATCGACCTGCTGATTAATACGGCTGCGCCGACGGACTGCGTCCTCCGCTGCTTCGCGGTTGTCCTTAACCCGAACTGATTGTAGGGGCTTCGGCCCCTACCTTCGCATAGGAGGTAACAATGGCTGCTTATGAAGGCATCACATACTCCCGGCTAAAGGGCGTCAATGTTGAAGCCGATACGCTGTACCTCGGTGGTACGGCCATTACTGCCACTGCTGCGGAAATCAATGCAGTGGCGGATTCGTCTGCCCGTCTGGTGTCGGCTACAGGCGCTACGCTTGCAGTTACGGCGGCTTCGCATGACGGTAAAATCGTTGTGCTTAATCGCGCTGCTGGCGTGACGGCTACTCTTCCGGCTGCGACCGGCTCTGGCGCGGTTTACCGCTTCAGCGTTGGTACGACGGTTACGAGCAATAGCGATAAGATTCAGGTTGCTAACGCGACCGATGTTATGGCCGGTGCTTTGACTGTTACGGATCAGGCTGATGGTTCGACGGCTACGTTTGGTACGGTCGCGGCGAGCGATACGATCACGCTCAATGGCGGAACTACTGGCGGCCTGATTGGCGGTCTCATCACTATTGTCGATATTGCGTCCGGCAAATTTTCTGTTGTCGGTACAACGGTCGGTAATGGTACTGAGGCGACCCCGTTCAGCGCTGCTGTTAGCTAATAGGGAGGGGCTATGGCCCCTTTCTTTCTCTTCGGGAGTTAGTGATGACTAATAAACGGATACCTCAGCTTGACGCACTAACAGGCGCGGGTTCAGCTAGTGACGATAGCATTGTCATATTTGATACTAGCGTTGATACCACTAAGCGCATTGTGCGATCTGAATTAGCTAAGGGTATCGTTAGCGAACTCCCCTATACACCAAGTGGGAATATCAGCGCTTCGACTGTGCCTACCGCAATCGCGGAGATTGATAGCCAATTATCGGCCAGCAGCGGATCGTCTCTAGTCGGATTTTTACAATCTGGAACCGGCGCTTCAGCGCGCACTGTGCAAGCCAAATTGCGAGACACCGTATCCCCCATAGATTTTGGCGCAGTTGGCGACGGCGTCGCGGACGATACAACGGCATGGCAGAATGCTATCAATTCCGGCGCTAAGGTAATTGATGGCTCTGGTAAGACCTATGTGATCTCATCAGAAATGGTCGGTGTTGCTAACCAGACTATCCGCAATGCGACATTCTCTGCTACCGGCTTATCTTCCGGGCGCAAATACGTAATTAAATGGGTCGGCTCGGACGGTACGCCACAGACATTGGCAAGTAACTATTCTGCCGGTGTCTCACAGATGACTGTCCCTAATGGTGCGGCTTTCACACCAGATAGTTGGTGTTATGTTGGGTCTACTGAAAAGTGGGCCGCTGATGGTACGACTTTCGGAGAGTTGTTGCATATTAAGTCTGTAGTCGGCAATGTTGTATCGTTTTACAATATGACACTACTAGATTATACGACCGCAAAAAGTGCGACGATAACCCCTATTTCTATAGTAAAGAACGTCAACCTTATTGACGTGAGTGCGACTGGTCCGACTACTGGGGATCAGGGTGCATTTTACTTTGGGCGTTGCGCTGACATTCAGTTGCGTAATGTTGATACTACGTCGTTTGACTATGCGCATTTTGTGTTTACGCGTAGTGCAAATGTCGGAGTCTATGGATGTTCTAGCAATAGGACCGGCATATATACTGGGCTAGATTACGGAGTGGCCATAGCCGATGCGTGTTATAATGTGGTGATAGATTCGTACACTGGCAGCAATATGCGCAGCATTATGGCTATAGGCGGCACTAGCGGCATCACTAGGCATACTGCTATAGTAAATAGCTACGCGTATGGAACGCAAGATTTAGCTATTGACGCGCATACTGCGGCGCATGAAGTATCTATTATAAATAATACGGTGTTCTTCAGCACACTCGATTATGGTAATGGCGACGGAATATATGTCAATGCTACGGCCCCTACCGTAATTGGCAATCGTATCCACAATCCGTTTCGCCATGGCATTACGTGGGAACCTGCTACATACACTACATTAACTGACCCGATATCGGGAGTGTTTTCTGATAATACCGTAATATATAAGACCACTGCGGCACCTGTAGGTTACGGACTAGCTGTCACCACAACGACGGGTACGGCTGACGCTGGATATACTTTTGCTCCGGTCTCTGGGGTAAGTGTCAGCAATCAGCAAACGAAGTCTGGGTTGGCGAATGTCTGGGTTCAAGCAAACGCATCAGCTATTAATAATATTTGTATAAGTAATGCTGTTTGCTTGGACGGCATGGGTAATCGAGCCATATTTATATACGCAGCCGCTTCGTCTATTGACAACGTGAGTATTACCGGTGGCGTACATCGTCTCGGAGATTATGCTGCTAGTGCTTCATCCACAGGCGTAATAGATATTGCTGGTACCTCTGGTAATCTTATCACTAACTGGTCGGTTACGGGCGCAGTACTCGAACGGTATTCTGGTGTAGGCACTCTTGGGTACTACATCCAGTACGCCGAAAACGGTACCGAAACGGGTACTGTGTTCGATTCAACCATCACACAGAGATATGATTTTGGTGCTGGCGTATCTAAGTATGCGTTTGATTACCGCAGCGCCAGCATTGTAACCGTGACGGACACTGGTAGAACTATAGCAGAAGACGATTATAGCATCATTGCAAATCGAGCCGCTGGCACAGTAACGCTCACTCTTCCGGCAGCGTCTACTGCAGATGGGCGCGAACTTCTAGTTAAGACCATACAGGCGCAGGCAGTTGCGTCGGCATCTTCCAATGTTATCCCCCTTGCTGGCGGCGCTGCAGGTACAGCTATTGTAAGCAACACCGCTGGCCGTTGGGCTAGGCTGCGCAGTAATGGCACGAACTGGGTTATCGTAGAAGGTGTTGTCTAATAGACAACTAACTTCCTAGAGGTTTAGTATGCCTACAAGTTTGACTAGCACCAAGATTAAAGACACGTACCCGCAGCTTCTGCACGTCGATGGGGGACCGACTACCACTGAGAAGGTGGTATATAGCGGCTCTGGCGTAGCTACGGTGCTTAATTTAGGCACTACGTCATTATCAGTCGGTAATGTACGCTTATCGTCTAGCGGAATTACCCCGTTAGCAGGCTCATTTGTGGTGACTGGAGCGAGCATATCGAGCAGTCAGATATCTGGGCTTACTGCTGACTTAGCTGTTTCTGACGGTGGGACAGGTGCTTCGACTGCAGCAGATGCACGCACAAATCTTGGCCTCGGCACGATGGCCACTCAAGCTGCTTCATCCGTCGCAATTACCGGTGGGTCTATTACTGGCATAACTGACCTAGCTGTTGCCGACGGTGGCACGGGCGCTTCGACTCTTACAGGGTATGTCAAAGGTAATGGCACGTCTGCGTTCACAGCTTCGGCTACGATACCTTTTGCTGATTTAGGTGGGCGTGCATACGGTTCATTTTCAGATATCACTGACCAGACAGGTAGTACGACTGCAGCGACGGCAGTAAAATTTGGCACTAATGAAGTCACTGGTGCAGGCGTATCGGTCGCTAATAATGGCAGTGGTGATCCGACGCGAGTCACATTTACTGACGCAGGTACGTATATGGTAGCCCCAAATCTGCAGCTTTATAACTCAGATGCAGCGGATCGCGACGTTACTGTGTGGTTGATGTTAAATGGTTCGAATGTGGCTCGGTCTGCTACAAAGGTAACAGTACCAAAGGCGGGAGATGGCGGTACAACATTTTTTCAGATAGTGTTTTACGTCGTTGTTACTGCTTCTCAGTATGTAGAAATTATGTGGCTACCTGAAAACGTAGCTGTA